CTATACCTCTTTCTTAATAATCAATTAATACTAATAACGGGTATTCTATATTAGTTGAAATAAAAATAAGGAATAATAAATGCCTAAGGAAGTAAAGAAAAAGATAACTAAGAATAACCTAATAAACTTAAAGGGTTATAACTTTGACGATAGATATATTGTTAATACTAATGGGGATGTTATATTAGTTAAAACTAACAAGAAGATGAAACCATTTAAAACTAGAGATGGTTATTTGGAATTTGTACTTACTCAGAAAGATGGTACCAAGAAACATATACAAGGACAAAGGATAGTGGCTCTTATTTTTATACCTAATCCTAATAACTTACCACATGTAAACCATAAGAAAGGAATAAGAACAGATAATAGAGTCTCTGAACTAGAATGGACTTCTATAACTGATAACTTAAAACATTCTTATAATAAATTAGGTAGAAAGCCTTGGAATAAGAAATGAAATTAGGCTTAATAATATTAGTTATACAACTCTTAGTTTTTATTTTAGAGTACTTATTCTTAATCAAATATCCTATTTTTAATACTTACCTTTAATATACTAGCTTAGGAATTTCTAAGCTAGTATAGTCATATATTATTTAATTAGTATACTGAACGCAATAAACTGAATGTTAATTGCAGGTGCTCTTTAAGAGTAAATAATTATAAGTAAGAAAGGTCGATTATGACAGAGTTAAAAATATTAAATGGTAAAAATAAAATAAAAATCAAAACAGATTTAGAAGCTACTCAAATAGTAACATTATTAGAGGGAATATCTAAACCAACATTTGTATTAGGAAAAGGTGTTCCTAGCGTACAAACAGTTACTTCTGTTGATAAAGAATCTGCAAGTAGCAATGTTAATGCTATAAAAGAAAAAGTATTAAAGTCAAAATCTATATTTAAGAAAGTAAATGCACATACTATCAAAGTAGCTGACAATATTCTTGACTTAGATAAAGATATTAAAGAAGGTAGTAAAGTTCCAGGTACAGATTATTATGTATATAAAGATGTTAACGATACTTACTATATTTCTATAGTTTCTCCTAAAATAGCAGATACCTCTGAACCAAAATTTATAGGTGGGTTTCATTATGGCTTAATACCAGAAGATTTTGAAGCTAGAAACAATATAAGTACAAAACAAGCTAAAAAGATTAGAGGTATTAATTTCTATAGTATGTGGGATTACAACCATAGACCTGTTTCTAGACCAGAGGGTATGGTATACATTCCTAAAATAGATTTATGGTTTGATATTTATTTAACTAATAGCGAACATAAAAAGTTTGGTACTTCTAAAGCTGGTAAACATATTATGTGTGGATATGAAGAGTATAATGGTAGAAAATTACCTGAAGGTAGAGATGATCTTAAAGGTGAAGATATAGAAGCTATCCTTAAAGAACATAATAAAAGACTGCCTTCTAACCACGAATTTCAAGTAGCTGCAGATGGTGTTAAAGAAAATGTAAGTGCTGGTGATGAAGATAATGGTATTATAAAACATATGGCTGATTTTGTATCTATGTATGGTATAGAGCAAGCTGTTGGACATCAATGGGTATGGAGTCAAACTCCTTATAGTGACGATGATGAAGATAGATATCTATTAGGTGGAAGCCGTCTCTACGGGTCGAGTTCTGGCTCTCGGGTTGTTCTTGCTTTCAGCTTTGTGCGTTATTCGAACTGGTTTTTCGGTGTTCGGTGTGTCTCAAAACCCTTGAACCCTGTTAAGTGAGTGGCAACGAACTGGCAATTATTGTGACAGTACTGTAAGCTTTAAAGCTTACAGTACATAAGATTATTTTTTATTAAAAGGAAGAAAATGTTTAAAGAAATAAATTTTGCTTATTTAAAAGCGGTATTAGACCATAAGAAATTATTGCAAGAACCTGTAGTTATAGCCAATGACATAGGTAATAAAGAGATAGTTATTACTAATGAGGTATTGGTATTAAATACAACCAATGATGGAGAAGATTCAATTTTAATCGTAAGAAGTGATGATAAGCATAATTACGGTAAGATGGAAAAAGAGTTAGATCTCTTCTTAGATGGATGTAAGTTCAATATAGAGAGTACTGTTAGTCTTATAGAAAAAGATTTATCTGAACTTACAGAAGAAAGCAACAGTGATATATCTGAAAGGTCGTTATTAGAGATATTATCTCTAATAGAAAAAGGTACTTATCTTAAATGTATACAAGTTGAAGAAGATTCTCCATTTAGATTACATACAGCTTATCCAGTAACAGATATAGATAAAGTAGATAAAAATAATATTAAACAATATCTTTTTACATTGTTAGATCATATAGATTTCCAATATACTGGAAATGAAATACTCAGGTATTTTAAAATTGTTAAAGAAGTTTAACTTAACAAGATTGATAATAGGTACATTTAGAGATGTAGCGGAGTTAAATACTGATTTGACTTCCAGAGTTCATGTTACTTGGAATGTATTAAGAGTAAACACTGCATATGATGTTACAAAAGAAGAGATATACTCAATAATTATAAAGCTTAATTTACATCGTAGATTAAAAGTTATTAAAGATATGTCTTATGAAGAAATCATGTGTAAAGATATTTTAATCCCTCTAATAGGATTATATAAAATAAATAAGGAGTAGATATGAAAAGATTTATAAGTTTAACCGGTATGATTGTATTTAATACAATAGAAGGATACGATAAGTATGTTGCAGATATAGCTGAATGGACGACACAGTGTGATGATGGTAAGTTAAGATTTGATAATCTTACAGATGCAAATAACTTCTTTAGAGAAAGTAAAACAATTGTATTCACTCCAGGTTGTGTAGACCAAAATAACAATAATAAATATCTAGTAAGTCTATTAGCAGATGATGATGCTTATGATATCAATATTGAGAAAACTATAATAAGATATGATAGTGACGACGGTAATTTGATTTGTGGTGAATTTTCTAATGGTTATATGTGGAATAAAGAATTTTCTACATATGAGGATTTTATAAATCTCTTTGGTAAGAGTGTAATAGATAATATATTCGGAAATAAAAATAATTTTGAAGTAGCTTATGTTCTTAATGAATATGAAGGATCTCCGCTTAGTGAACTAAGAGAGCTAGTAATAGGTTGGAGTAATGAAACATTATTTCATATTAACCATATTAATATCACTAAGACAGAAAGAAACTTTATAAATATTAAATTTAGAGACCATTATAATACCGAGTGTTTAATAGGTGAGTCATCTACAGCTAATATAGACACACTTTGGTTAGGTGTTAAAGTTACTCCAAAGATAATGTGTAAAGACGCTAAAGCAGTAGGTATCACGATACCTGATAATGCAGAGATAATCGACGGAGTACCAGTTGGATGGATGGAATACCCAGTTGATGACAATGCTCTATTAAGTGGAGATATGTTAGTGACTAAAGAGACAGCTATTTTTTTAGTTGACGCTTTAAATGTATTTATAGAGACAGGTCGACTAGAAGGTGTAAAAAGACCTGTTATAATATAATGCATGCTTTATCATCACTATATCATAAGTTTAGATATAGAAGGGATGATGTTATGTTGGCTATTAAAATAAAAGAACTTAAGATAGAAATAAAGACCCTGCAAAGAATAAACACAGATAGAAGTGTCAGTGCTATACTTTCCACTAAGTATAGTAGGTTACATTTAGCTAAGAGTCTTCTAGATTGTAGATTTAATAGTTGGGTTGCCTTAAATTATAAAGAAAAAGAGAGAAGAGCGACTTATAATAAGTATCTAAGATTTATTTTCTTAGGTACTGGTAACGAATACCAGATAAAGAGAGATTTAAGTAATTATAGTTTTTGTTATAAGTATAAAAACGGTTACTTTGATGTAAAGAAGAAAAGATTTTTAATTTAAAGGATAAAGTATGAAACAAATATTAATAGGTACACATTATGGTAAGTTCCATAACGATGAAATAATGGCAATAGCTTTACTTAAGATTTTTAAGTATCCAGCTAATCATCTTGATTTTATTAGAATACCTCACGCTAATGATATATCTGAAATAGAAGATTTAGATAAATATGATTATATTATAGATACAGGTAGGCTATATGATAAAGTTAAACATTTTGACCACCACCAGTATAAAGGCGGGCAATCTTCGGCTGGTATGGTATGGAGTTATATCAAAGAAACTATGAATATCAAAGATACAGACTTTATGGACATAGAAGAACTCATCTATGTTATAGATAGAGATGATGTAGGTGATAAGAAAGCAGGAGTTGCTGAATTACCTAATTTGATAAGTCTATTTAATACAGATGATATTTATGCTCCTGTGCAAGAAGAAGCTTTTAAAATGGCGTTATCGTTTACTATCATGATAGTAGATAAAATGAAACATAAAGGTCTAGCTGGACAAGAAATAATCTCTAAGTTTGAAAAAGCTGAAAGATTAGGTGAATATGGTAATGTTATAAATATACAAGAAAGACCTAAGCATTGGAGTAACTATATAACAGGTCAAGTATTTCCAGAAGTAGATGCAGTTATTTGGTATAATGATTATAATGATACATGGGGTATAAAAACTATAACAAAAACAAATGATTCCTACGAACCTAACGGTAAAACTTTACCTGAAGATGAAATGATGGACTTTGTACATAAAGCTGGATTCTACGGTGTTGCTAAAGATAAAGAAACTATGTTATCATACTTAGATAAACATATTCTAAATTACGATGGAGTAGAATTAAGAAATGGATGGGTGGCTTGTGAAACTTGTGGTAGTCATTATCCTAAAGATTACATAGGTGAATGTACATGTAATAATTGTAGTAAAAGTGTTATTTATACTGATAAAGTATATGGATTAGGAGTAAGAGATGTTTAAGTTAGTACTTTTAATTATAATATCTATAAGTTCTTTATTCGCTACTGTTACATTTAAACCTATATCTAAAGCTCCATTGAAGGTAGAGTATAATGACGAATATGTATCTTTTCATGGTTACTTATTTCCTAGTACAGAAGAAGGTGACATAGAAGTTATAGTAGAATATGGTGAGATGAAAGAAAATACTAGATCGTATAATAAAGTCACTACCGATAACTTTATTCGTAAAACATTCAGTAATTTGAGAATAACTTACTATCGCATAAGCGAGGAATCATTACTAGAACTTAAAGGTATTTATAAAGATGTCCATGTAGTTGACAAATACAAATATATGTATAGAGATTTAAACCATGTAACGGATGATGTTTTTCTATATAATGTAGAAGAGATATTTAAAGATAAAGTATTACCTAGGTTATTACCTAGAATATTAGATAAACTTAAAATTAAGGAGTAAGTTATGACTTATTTAGAATCTAAAAATATATTTACGGTATGTGAAGATAAACTCACAGAAAAGTTAATTAACCTTACCAGAGTATCAGAGTTAAAAACTAATGAAGAAAGAGAAGTTGAAGCTAGTGTCATTATGTCTAATAAATTAGGCATAGAAATTAAATGGAGTACAAAAACAGATACATTGTTAATTTTCTCTAAGGATAGAATGACATCTATAGAGAATGTAGATCTAGAGGAATTAAAACTTCTAAGTGATAAAATAAAGTAACAATTATGGGTAGAAAAAGTACTGTTAAAGATGGTAAAAAGATACACTTTTGTAAAAGATATAATAGGACACATCATTATGTACCTATCTATGGTTTCCATATAAATGTAGTATTTACTCAAAAAGAATTTAAATATCTTTGTAAGAAGTATCAAGACTATGACTTTGAACTTGATGATAATTATAATGGATTATCTTTATTGAATCCAGTTAATCAAGAAGTTACTATAGGTATATTTAATAACTCTTTGGGAACGATTGTACATGAATGTACACATGCTAGTTTGTTTATGCTAAACGAGCGTTCTATGGACCCTTCAGACTCTCAAGGCGAAGCTCTTGCTTATTTACAAGAGTATCTTTTTAACCTAATAGTAAAGAAAATGAAAAAATTTAATAAGAAAGGAAAGTGATATGAATAAAAGTATATTTCACGATTGGGTAGTAGATTTAGACTTAAAATCTCAATCATCTTTGTTACCTGTATTAAGAGGATGTGATATGGAACATCCAGAGTTAAAAAAGATAACTAAGATGCTAAGATATATCATAGGTAAAAACTTTGTTAAAGAAACAAAGTATAGTGACGATACTATATTACAAGCTAAAGATACAGCTAGAATAATTATAGATATAGGTCAAAGAGAGTCTATGCATTGGTATGAACATATTAGATACGCTATAGACACTATACAAGGTAAACACCATGATAGTTATGTAAGGTACTATTGGAGATTAGTAGTAGATGAGATGAATATACTACCTAAGAAAGAATCGCATGTATATAGAATGGAAAAGGAATACAATGACTTAAAAGATAAAACAGATAAGTTATCTAATTTCATAAATCAAGGTTCTGATAAAATTACAGAAGATCAAAAAGAACAATTAAGTTATATGAAAAGTTATTTGATTGTTCTATCTAAAAGATTACATAACGCAAGTAGTAAATAATGAAAAGAGGTTTTAGAAAATATATTAATTCACTACCTAAAGTAAAAGAAGTAACCTTAAATGATTTTAAATCTATTTTGCTATATAAAAATAAACATGATTTAATTAGGTTAAAGATAGACGGTATGTTATATGAATTTACTGATACAGATGTTTTATTTGGTACTATGGAAGATGATGAATACCCAGAATGGATGCATCATTTCTTATCTTTAGAAAACGGTAAAGTAGTTTCTCAAAGAGATAATAGTTTACTAGTTTCAGAGTATTTAAAAGATGTAAGGATAAACTTAAAAGATTTATTACTTAACTCTATAGTTAACAAAACTAATGAACCAAACATAATAATGATATAGAGTATGGGTAACCCATACTCTATATCGTAGCTACTGTATTTTTTCTTCTATTAAGGTAACTATTTCTAGTATTAAACTTTCTATTTAGTTTATATACATTAGATTTAGTATCTTTTTTCTTATTTTTATTTTTTTCTCTAGAGATATTTTCCAAAAGATTATTTATATTTAGATTAGTTATAAGCTTACTATCTATATCCTTGCTAAGAAATTTTATTTTATTAGTGAGTCTATCTATCATAGTTTCACTATGTTCTTTTCTTAAAGCATCCAATAGATTATCTATTCTTTGTTTTAATCTTCTCTGACTTTCTAATAGCTTAGCTCTATGTTCTCTAGTCATTCCATCGTTATCATCATCTATAGAGGCATTTATTATTTCTGTAAGTACTATGTTAGTATTTATACCATAGTGTTCTTTAAACTTACCTAACAATAAGAACCAATGACCCAATGACCAACTGATGACCATATCATCCTTACCACCTGTTCTGTGATCTATCCTACCGTGTTTTACCACTAAACCTCTAATTTGATTAATAGTATATTCATCCCTTACACCAGCTCCAGTATAACTCATAGCTGAAATCAAAGCTTCATTATAGATATTATCTCTACTACTTCTACCACCTGCTGATGTTGCATAACCAAAGTGTTTTTTATATTTAGTATATAGGAAAGGATCTCTAGATTCTACATTACAACTAAATACTTCATCTATCCTATCAGGAAACATATCAGCTTCATGTACTATCCAGTTAAACATCCTTTTAAAAGGATCTATTCCTCTAGCTGGTAATATCAATAATAGATTATCTATAATAGCTGGACCTGTACTTCTACGCTCTATGATTAAAGTTAAGTTTTCATAAGTTTCTATCCAATCAGCTAACCATTCTGAATAAGTGATTACATTAGTTTCATTGTAGTTACCTGCAGCTACTACAGCTCCAGATTTAGCATCTTTAAGGTGTAATGCTATATCATCATTACCTAAAGCTTCTGATGTATCTGTAGACAATACTAAATGAGATGTTTTAAGTAAGTGTTCTAATTCTTCTTCAGTAACATACCATCTAGTAATATAACCTTGTTTACTTATAGTAGTTCTTACTACTCTCATAAGAGAATCATTTACTACTTCTAATGTTTTCTTATTAAAAGGGGATTCTTTCTTACCCACTGACCATATATTTAAAAAGTCTGTTTTAGCTTCTTCTACAGTACACATAGCATCTTCAATCTTCTGAGCTAGCCAAGCATCCGTATAGCCTAACTCTCTATGATTAAATTCACTTATTACTAATACTTTACCATTAGTACCGCTTCTACTACTACTATTCTTTCTAATAATCTTAACTAAATCAGCTTCGTCTATACAGTCAAATAGCAATTCAGTCCACCTCATACCTATCATAAAGATAGTATTATAAACATATTCACCTTCTGGAGTATCTAAGTAACCAGCCGTAGATGTAAAGATGTTACCATAAGGTTCGCCTTTTTCTTTAGCTTCATCTCTTACAGCCCCACCAGATGCCAATAGAGCGCCTAAAGTAATTTGTATATTCTTAACAAAGTTTATCTCATCTATCTGATTAATAGGAATTGTCATACCTCTACCCATATTAAGAGCAGCTTTAGCAGATGCTTGACCTATATTAGCTAAGTAAACATTACCTAAAGCATTAATAGTGATTTGCTCTGTACTATTAGTATCTCCAGTTTGCTTAAGCTGTAAGTACCAAGGTAAACATTCGTATATCCTTTTAAGTCTCATAACATTAGAAACCCTTAGTTTATCATCTTTGGTTAAAAGGTTTATTCTAGTATTTTCTGTAATTAACATAAGACAAGTCATAAGTGTATCTGTACCAAAAGACTTACCAGTTTGTCTAGGTTGTATCACTAAGTTAGTAATATGATTAAAGAATAGCCATATCAGAGATATAATAGATCTATTAGCTCTTATAGGATTACTACCAGAGCCTGAGTTAGATGGAGCTCTAGCTATCTCCCTAAAAAAGTACCAAGGATTTACCTTAATTTCTCTACCTATTCTAGTTACCATTTCTGGAGATAAGTTTTCATCAAATGGATCTACACCTTGTAACTTAGGGTCGTGTAAAGCTAATAAAAAAGCATGGTTCTTTATACCCATTTTCTTATATACTCCAGCTAATCTTAAAAAACTTTTATTAGATGTTTTTAAATCTGGAAACGCTGTTGGATAACGATTCCAGTTTTCGTAAAATAATATCATATCTATTCCTTATTTGTATTTCATTAATAAGTATCTTAATTGGTTCTAAGTTATTATTAAAGTTTTTTTTTTTTACTTTTTAGTTACTTATAACCTTATATTTATTAAATAGTAAAGCTTACAGAAATCTGTCTTTAAGCTAGGTAAGATGTTATTATACATCATCCAGTCTTTTGACTATAAATCATAACAAGGAACGCACATGAATTCATTTCTCATTATAGGACTAATCACTACATGGATTAGTTATTTTATTTTAGCTTATTTAGTAATAAACAATAAACATATTACTTTTAAAATAGGTAGTTTTAGGAAAAATAAAGATGCTAGTAAAATAGCAGGTTTAGAACAGCTTCTTATCTTAAGAGATAAAGAAATAAAAAAGATCAAAAGAGATAACCTATCTCTAAATATGGATCTTGAAAAGTGTAGAAAAACTGTAAGAAAGTTCGGTAAGTTAGTAGATGCGATGGTAGTTACAGATAAAGCTACTTTAGAGGTTAGTAAAGAAACTAAACTAGAAGCTGAATTGATTATAGCTTCATATCCAGAAGGAAAGTATTGTGAGCAATTGTTTAAAAATAGAATTAGTAAATAACCATTTAAGTATAGGTAGAAATTTTAAAATAGATAATGTTATAGCTTGTGAAAGAGGCGAGAATAATGAAGACTTAATAATAGTATTAGCAGGTCCATTTAATTTAGAAAATCATGAAGTAGGTAAAAGGTATTTACCAGATACTAATAAAGTTAAGTATATTGTATTACAGTTAGAAGAATATAATGGAGAGATAAAGGTCATGAAACAAACTGATATAAGGTTAGCTGAAAGACAAGATCTTTCGCTGTATGATTTTTATTTTAGTAAATATGATAGTGAGTATACTTTGGAGTATACAGGATTACACGGAACAGCATTTATGACAACATCGGTAGAAAGGTATAAGAAATGAATAATATAAATAGTAAATTTAAAACAATAAAAATAGAAGAGAGGTTAGGTCAATATGAAATAGTAGAGTTACTTATTTCTGAGAATAAAGAACCTATGTTAGAAGCTATAGTTACAGAGTGTGATACATTCTTTGGAGATAATAGAGAAAACTGCATATTTAGGTTCTTTCCTATAGATGCTGTAGGTAAAGAGGATATGTATAAGTATGATGATACTTATCCTAAAGGTGTGTTATTACATCTATTAAGACAAATAGAATATGTACCAAATGTACAAAATATAACTTCCATAGAGAATATGGTTATTCAAGTGCTAACTAAAACTTTACCTACAAAAAGCATAATCGTTATAGCTTTAAAGGATGATGTAACATATGAAGATATCTTTATAACTAACAAAGTAGTAAGTATGTTATCTAGTAGTCTAAAGACTAGTTTAAGATTTGATAGAAATAAAATACAAATAATAGATGTAGATTGGAGAAGTGATGGATAAAGATAGATTAGTCTATATTAATAAAGTAAAGAAGCTTAACGACTGGAGTAAAGCTTATTATGTAGATGATGAACCTATTGCTACAGATAAAGAGTATGATGACCTTTATAAAGAAGTGAAAAACTATGAAAATAGTACAGGTTATGTCGCTATTTCATCACCTACTAATAGAGTAGGTGAAATAGTAACTAATGGGTTTAATAAAGAACCACACATAAATAGAATGTGGTCTATGGAAGATGCTTTTACTAAAGATGACATAGTAAACTGGTTAAAGAATAAACCTAAGGTCGATATGGTAGCTGAGAGTAAGTATGACGGACTTAGTTTAAATCTTTTATATAAAGATGGTATATTAACTAAAGCTATTACTAGAGGGGATGGTTTAGTAGGTGAAAATGTTCTAGCTAATGCTCGAACATTACAAACTATACCTTTAGAGATAGTAGATAAAACTACTATGGAAATAAGAGGTGAAGTAGTACTAGGATTTAAAGACTTTATTAAGATAAATGAAGAGTTAGAAAAGTTAGGTAAAAAACCTTATATCAATCCTAGAAATGCTGCTGCTGGTATATTAAGACAACACAATATGTCTGACTTGACTAAAGGTAAGCTTAAATTTATACCTTGGGATATAAAAGATGAAAGTAACATAATAAAGTTAACTACACATAGTAAAAAGATGGAGTATTTAAATACTTTAGGATTTCTAAAGAATAAAGGTTATTTAGTAAGTAATATAGAAGAGATAGAATCTATTTATAATAAAATGCATAAGGATAGAAAAACTAGCGACATTGGTCTAGATGGTATGGTTATTAAAATAGATAATTCTAAGATATTCGAATCTATAGGTTATACTAATAAGTTCCCTAAGGGTATGATAGCTTATAAGTTTGAAGCTGTAGAAGTAACTACTAAAGTGTTAGATGTTAAGTTACAAGTGGGTAGAACAGGTGTAATCACACCTGTAGCTATATTAACACCTACATTTATAGATGGTTCTACCGTAGAGAAAGTAACACTACATAACTTTGAAGATATAAGAGTAAAAGATATTAGGTTAAATGATACTGTCACGCTTATTAAGTCGGGTGATATTATACCTAAGATTATAAAAGTATTTAAAGATAGAAGAGATGATACTGTAAAACCTATAAGTATACCTACAGAATGTCCAACTTGTAAAACTACTTTGATTAATAAAGAAGGGATATTAAAATGTCCTAATTTATCTTGTCCAGATAGAATTATAAACTCTATTGTACATTATGCAAGTAGAGATCATTTGTATATAGATGGTTTAGGTGTTAAAGTAGTAGAGATGCTAGTTAAGAATAACTTAGTAAATAAGTTTACTGATTTATATAAATTAGATAGAGACAAGTTGAGTAAACTAGATGGCTTCGCTGATAAGAAAATAACTAATCTATTACAAGGTATAGAAAACTCTAAAGGTTGTGATATTGACAAGTTCTTAAGTGGTTTAGGTGTAGAGAATATAGGTAAAAGTGTTTCTAAGATGTTATCTAAGAAATATGGTAAAGGTATATTCACTCTAACTAAAGATGAGTTACTTTCTAATAGAGGTATAGGTGATGTAATAGCAGAATCATTCTACGAGTTAATTACTAATAACAATGAGATGTTAGGAGAATTGATGGATATAGTTAAGCCTGTATTTGTAGAGACTAAAACAGGTAGATATGAAAATATGACATTTGTATTATCTGGTACTATGTCCAAGCCTAGAAATGAGATAGCTAAAGATATAGAAGCTGAGGGTGGTGTAGTTAAAAATAGTGTAACTAAAGCAACTACATACTTAGTAACAGAAGAAGTAAGTGGTAAAAAATATGAAACAGCTATGAAGCTTAATATACCAATAATAAAAGAACAAGACTTATAAAGGATGTGTTCATGAATGAAATAAAATTACACAACTCTAACATCCCAGTAGCATTAGCTATTGGGGTGGCTTGTGGTACTATCAAATCTAGAGAATATGTAGATGAAAGAGATGTAGATGTTGTTAAATTAACAGTTAGTAAAAAAGAAGCTAATCAAAAGAGAAAACCATTAGCTAAGATACAAAAAGCTCTAGACGATATCTTTGTTAGATATCAGACTTATCTGAATCATCTAGACCATAAAACTCTTACTAAAATAAAGAATAGTAATATGCGTTACATTATGCAAGCTATTCCAGAGAAAACCACTAACTTAGAAGTATTAGGTCTTTCTATTTTAGCTAGGGTAATTAAAGATAAAGAACATGGATTAAAGTTTATAGATCCTGTATTTGATATATTTAAAGAAGTAGATTATAACTCTATAGTAAAAATGATTACTATAGAGTTTAAGATATCTGAAGATACTGTACATGATATGTGGAGTATAGCTGGTAAAGTATATGAAAGAATAAAGTGTGCATAAAAACTTTAAAGGAGAAATATGTATAGTAAAATAATATTGATATTGTTATTAAGTAGTTATTCGTTAGCAGGTTGGGTTTCTAAAATTCAATATGAAAGATTGGTAGTTAAAGAACAGTATTTAATTAAAAAAGTAAAACAACTTAACTTACCGAAAGAAACAGTAGATATATTCTTAGGTAAATACTTAAGAGAATCTTCTATAGGTAATGTAACTATAGGTGATAAGGAACGAGATAGATATTATTATATACATCAAGGTGAAAAGATATTTATCTCTAGAAAAGAATGGAAATACGCTAAGAAATTTAAGAGAAGTAAAGAGAAGTATATTAGAGTTAAGTACTGGGGTAAATATTGGAATAAGAAACTATATGTTAAGTATGGTGATCTTAAACCTTTAGAAGAAGCTTCCCTAGGTGATTACCATGTTACATTCCCAGCAATAGTACATACTATAAGAAAAGCTAAGCTTAAAAAGTACTATTGGTTTCTTAATAAGAGAAAGAATAAGGTTATACATAAATTAGCTTTAGTTAATAAAATTATAAACGATAAAAAGTTTAATACTGATATAGCTCTTCACTACTTCAAGATCAATTACTTAGAAGCTAAAAGAAGAAAGTTTAAAAGTCCACTAGATAGAGCTATAAGTAGACATAATGGAAGATGGTATAACTATAGGTATATAAAATTAGTAAAGAAAGATATAAAATATGTTTTATCTGCTATTAAAGAAGATAGATACAATCTCAGAAAGGATTAATTATGGAATTCATAGCAAGTAATTATATATGGGTCGCAGGTGCTGTTATACTCACATTAGTATTTAGTTATAGAAAGCTAATACCAAATGAGTGAACATAGTAAATTAGGTTATTCTGACGAATGGCTTAAAAAGAAGTTAAAAGATAAAGATACGATACCAGATGTATTCAGGTTACATTTTGAAATGGAACGAGAAACATTTGAATGGCTAGAAAAGTCTAATAAAAATAATAAACATAATAAAAGGAAAGTAATGTTAAAAAGAATAGAGATCAAAAAGTATACAGATGTAAAGGCTTACGAAGATAAATTAGAATCTGGTAAAGCTAAGTTGACTTTAATTATAGAAAATGGTGATAATAAAGTAATGAGAAATGAAGGTAATAAATTAACTGCATATTTTAAAGAGTTTACTGTACTTTCTTCTGAACAAGTAAGACCTATAGATGCATTACTGATCCCAGGTATGGTAGTTAAGTTTGAAAGACTATTTGTTATGGGAGATGTATTAAAAGCTTATGAATTTATGCATGAATTGTTACCTAGAATGGAGTCTTTAAAAGAGATAAATGTATTTGGTGAATGTGATGATAGTATATTTGAATCGGTAATTTTACACAACTTACAAGTGGGTAGAGAGTTTATAGATAGAAATTCTATGTATGGTGCTTTTGGTTCTACAGATAGTGTATTAAGTAACCCTTCACATATGTACGATATATTAAACCAAGGTATTTCAGGTAGACAACAACATAAACAAGATATGTCTCGTGGTTGGGGATTTGATAGAGTTAGTAATGGTATAAGTGCTTTATCTGAAAAATTCGTAGATATTGAGAAAGTTAAGTCTGAAGTAAATAGCTCTGCAGAAGTAGCTGGTGAAATTAATGCAAGAACTGAACACGAGTTAAGTAAATTGATTAATATGGTAAGAAGTAACCAAAAGGGTAATAGTACAGTTATGTTAATTACACAAGATGCTCCTTATATTTGGGAAGATCTAAGAGCGTCTTTAGGACAGGGTACATTTCTTTATACTAGAGAAAATCCTGCTAGTGAAATAGCAATGCCTATACAAACAGAAATTTACTCTTTAATGGGTAGCGAATTAAAATGTTTTATAGATTGGTGTAAGACTTCTTATTTTCATCCTGAAACAGTAGGTCAAATCATTTTAGATATAAATCCTTATAAATGGGAAGAAGTAAAACCTTTATTAGTAAGCACATTTCCTAATTTAAATAAAGTTTATATCCCTGGCGGTGAAAGCTTTTCTATTGAAAAAGAAGAGTTTAAAGTTTTAAGTAAGGTAACGATAGAAGAAGATACTTATGAGCTTAGACATTATTTAGACGATAATAGTAAGTATGTATATTGTGGAACTCAAAAGAGATTTGATAGAGGTTATAGAGTAGATGATTCTGCTATCTCATTAACTATAGGTGAATATTTTAGAAACCCTTTATTACCATCTCTAGAGGTTCTTAATGAAGATCAAACTATAGATGAGATACAAATATCTGTAAGTCCTTCTTTTGAAGTAGGTAATGAATTCTACCATAAAGAAAATAATACTAAATTTGAGTTATTAGAGTGGATAACTCCTAACGATATGGTAAAAGTTAGAAATACTTTTAGCGATGAAATATTTCAATTAGAAGCATCTAAGTTAGTAAGATTAAGAGTGGATTTTAGTCCAGTTGATGCATCTAATAAAGAGTATGTTATGGGTGACAAATGTTTTGTAGGAGTAAAGCCATGTACATTTATTAGACATGTAGATGCTATAACTTCTGAACTTGTAGATGATAAAGATAATATAAGATATGCTTACACTAAGGCTATTTCAAGTAAGTCTGATGAGAATGTTTATTATCAAGGACAAAATGTATTTGTTGCGGGAAGAGCGGCTGTTTTTATAAGGTATGAAGATGGTATGACTACAGCGGTTGTCGAATTTAAAGAACAGATGAATAGTTACCATCAAGGTCCTAAAAATGTCAAAATTAATAAAATATCTCATTTAGATAAAGATAGATTATGTTTGGGAGAGAAATATTATCTGGGTAATAAAAGATGTGTTCTTATAGAACTAATACCAAATTCTTTAGATGCTAGAGTTTTATTAGCTGGCGAAGTTGATGAAGAGCACATAGTTAATTCTATAACATTATGTAAAGAAAAAAATGATGAGTATTTCTATCCAGGAGAACCAATAACAATTTACGACATGAAAGCCACTTATATTAAATATCAAAGTGCTAACTTTGCTTCAATTAGATATGATGAAGCACCTAGTAATAGTATACCTAGTGATATGTCAAGAGATTTTATAAGTAAAGTGTCACCTAAGGTAAATAAAGAGTATGAACCAGATAATGAATTATGCCTTAAAAAGAAAGATAAATTTGATGTTGATAACGATGGAGAGACTATCATATCTGGTAAGAGATACATCTGTATGAACTCTACAGATATAAAGTTTTTAGAGGGTACTGAAGTATTAGCTATGGTAGATGGAAAAGAGGTACATGGTACTTATGTATCTGATCTTAATGATATTATGTATCTTGTTAAGCTTGTAGATAGTTCAGGAAGTATAGGTGTAGAAAAGGGTAATGTATATGTACCTGTACCAAGTGATAAGCCTTTAAGAATAAATCTTAATAAAGATAGATTAAATAACTTTATATTCTTTAATCAGTTTAACTTAAATAGTTTTAAAAATGGTGATAAAGTATTGTTTGTTAGTGACTTTATGACAAATAATGATAAGTTAGCTATGGAACAGATGAAGACATCTTATGTCACTATTATACATATGACTTCAAAAGAGTTTATTAAAATGCAAACAGAATCTACAGGTCCTGTAGAGATATTTCGTATAGTAGTAATAGATGTATGTGAGATAGGTAAACAAGCTTGTATAAACATAGCTCAAGGTATGAGTGTATTAGAAACTCTAATAGTATTTAATAATACGGATAGTTGCTCTACATCTTTTAAACATAGAGATTATAGTTTAGATAACTTAGCACAAGCTGAAGTAACAGTTAATAACGCTATGAAAGCTATGCATGATGGTATACCTGTAAATGTTAAAGATAACTTTAACTTAGCTAATATAATAAGTAAAGGTGTGAAAGATGAAATAGTGGTAGTTTTTAGTGATAATGAAGAAAAATGCAACAAGTGGTTAACTGCTTTTAATGGAACATGGAGTAAAAATAGTTTTGTTACAAAGTTACCTAATATCGCTTTAACTATTAAATTTACTTTAAAGTTTGATAGGATTGCAGATGAGTCTAAAATTAAACAAATACTAATTTTAGACTTTACTAAAGATGAAATACTTTACAAACTTAAAGAAATAGCAAATATTTATACTGACTTAGAAACTATTTGGTTTACAGATGGAGATAAAATAAATATTATTAGGTAAATATATCTATATGGTTACATTTGTAACCATATAGCTTTTCTTTTTTCTTTTTGTATAGATTATTTTTCAAGTATTAAATGACTTAATTCATAAATTATGTTTTAAGATCTTAAAAGTGTTTAATGATAAATAAGATAAGGATTTACATGGATAATATTTATACTAAACTACTAGGACTTACGGGATTAGGAGCAGGTGTGCTCTACTTACTAAAATACAACTTTAGAAAAGAGAGCAGAGATTATATAGATGAGGATGGTAAGATAGTATGGTGGTTATTTATCTATAGCTTTATACTACATGTACTTATGGCTTTATTTGGAGCTACTTTACTTTTTTTACTATTTGATACTAGTCTTCTAGTTGAATATAAGGAGTACCAGCTTATAGGTTCTATTGTAGGTGGGTTAGTAGCCAGAGAGATTATACCTATAGGTTTAGATCTCCTTATAGAAGAAGTCGAAGTCTTCGCTAAGAAACGAAGAAAGAGACGAAGAGAAGACGACTAGGTTAGGAGTAAGTTATGGCTGAAGAAGGGAATACTCGTTCTGATAGAAGAAGTGATAAAAATAAACCTCCGTATTTTTTATATGGAATTATTCTTATCATTGGACTATGGGGTATGAGTAAAGGTATATGGAAGTTAATAGGTGTTCTAGAGACACAGAATAACACACAGCAGGCAATTGTACAGACTAAAGAATCTATAAATAAACTTACTGAAAGAGTTAATTTAATACTAGAAGATAATGTACTTTATAATAAAAATTATAAAGCTTTTAATTTTAGAGAAGAATCTAAGGTATGTGCTAGTTGTCACCTTAAACCGAATATGTATCTCTTAAGATCTAATTTACCTCTTACTGACTTTACTGCATATGTAAGAGGAACTAAGAGACATATAAAGAACAATACGATGCCTAGTTTTACTAAAGAGATGATATCAGATCACACTTTAGAAAACATATGGTTAATTTTAAGACACGAATAAGAAAGAGAGAATTTATGAAAAGATTTTTATTACTATTAAGTTGTATGTTTATCATACCTACAATGCTTATGGCATCTACTAAAATAGAGAAGTTAGAACAACATAACCCTGTTATAAAAGCAGGTTATAAATCTGTAAGCGATAATGCTGAAAGAACTGATAGTTTCTTACTATATACTAGATTGAAAACAGATGTTACTATTAAAGGTGAGAAGTTTAGACTACTTCCTAGTATTGATATCAAGTATGATAAAAGAGATGGTAAAGTTATAAATAAAAAGTATAATGTTGGTTTATTAACAGAATACACTATTCCTGGTAAGATACATGGTATATATGCTAAAGTATCTGAAGACTCTGATAAGTCTAGTAAGATAGATACTAGAGATAAATTAGGATTAGGTCTTTATCAATACCTTTATAAAGGTGATAAATTCTTATTTAAAATAAGAGAAGGTGTTCAAGTAGCTATTATTGATTATACTGATGACATAGAAGATAGAACTATTACATATGGTAAGTTAGGTTTTCTTACAGGATACTATGTAAATGAATTTGTTTTCTTTAAAGCTAAAGTAGATTATGATAAAGCATTTAATACTAGTAATAACATAGTAGATGGAAGTGTAGCTTTAGAGTATAAAGTTACAGATAAGTTCTCTATAGAAACTAAATATACTTATAAGTATGATGATATCAATATAGAAGATATTCAAAAATCTCAGAGAGTATTTAGTACTTTCTTAGTGTACCAATTCTAAATGACTACAGTATCCGACGGATACTGTAGTCTAATAGTTTTTAACCTTATATTTATTAAATAGTAATAAGCATAGAGTACATACTCTATAAGTCCGTCTTTAAGACCACATAACAATAACAATAATAATGGAGATCATAAAATGATACTTGACACAAACTACGAAACAATAATCGCACAACTTTTAAGAGGTGAAGAAAACAAACATATACAAGAAGAAGAAATAGAGCTAATGAATACACAACTATTTTATCTTTTACCAAATAGTATAAGAATGTTTGATGATGAATGTTTACATATATTCTTAAGAAGAATAAATCCTGAGTATACTTCTAACATAACTTTAATGGACATTATAAAGCGTTTAGAAGCACTTTCTACAATACTTTATAGTTTAACTAGTGTAAAGACATATTTAACACCTGAAAGAATTTATGAGTTAATATGTTCAGCTATGGAAAGAAGATTAAAGTTAGTTAGTTCACAAGAAACATTAGCTGTAGAGCAAATTGCTCTACAGCTACAACTTATAAAAAATAAAGGAGTTAGTTATGCAAAATAATAAAACATATTTTGGCTTATACCCTGTTAACTCTGGAATTACTTTAAGAGAATACTTTGAAGATGTAGTAAGTAAATCTTATATAAAAAATGTTTATAAAGATTATAGAATGGCCTTATGTCCAGAAGCATTTTGTATGGATGTTCCATTAGCTGATGATGTTAATTTGGACTATTCTGACATAATGTTTTGTAGTTCTATTAATAAAGGATTAGATTACAAAGTAAGTAAATTAGAAGATGGAGCTTTAATTTCTTATATAGATTTAGAAAAAATAGCTAAGTTTAAAAGTGATTATCATACTGATGTAAGGTTAGCTCTTTGTCCATTCAGAGTAATGGTAGATAAAAAGACTAGAACATTATTAGTAGATATGGATTCTAATGACATCATACAGGTGGTTGATGTACCTGAGTTATATAGAGGTGAGAGAGATATAAGATGGGTACATACAGACTTAACTGACCTTAGTATATTTACTGGTAAAAGTGATAGAATAAAAGATATGATAAGATCTACTAACATACTTCCATTTCCTTGGTTTACTACATATAGAAAGGATAAGTAATGAGAGCTTATTTTAACAATGTAATAGCTGGCGATAATGTATTGGACCTTATATTAGGTATAGGTCAGGTTCATGAAGTTCGGGGAACAGGAAATAATACAGAGGTACATGTAATCTTTTGGGTAGATAAACCTTCTTTCAAAGGTCTGACACCAGTACTTAGACATCTTTGTGTATACGATAAAGATGGTGTTTATAAATCTATAGGTTCTACTAAACTAAATACTATTAAAAGTCAAACTTTATTTTATACTAAAGATATAAAAACTAGTGAATTAGATATGTCAGAAATTTCTGATAATAAACTAATAGAAGACAAAGGGGTATTTAGTAACTTATTTACAGATACTTTAGAAGTAAAAGTAAAATCTGGTATATGGTTAGATAGTAAGTTTATCTATCCTAATATTTTAGAAGAGATGTTAAATGATATACCTAATAATCATTTTAGAGAGACTTTAGATAAAAAGAAAAAACATAACAAAGTATGGGATAAATACTATACTAAAATTATAGAAGAAGATATAAATGGAGAATAAAAATGGATAAAATTAAAGTAGATGCTTTAAATGGTAAAGAGATTACTATTAACGAAGCACATGGATTAAATAGAGAACAGTGTAACAATGTTAAGCTTATCTCTAAAATAAAAGAAGAGCTTAAAGGTGCTGGATTTGTGATGATTATGTTCACACATAGAATATTTACAGTAGTTACAGAAGAAACACTTATCAAAGGAGGCATTATACATGCTGTTCCTAAAGATATGGGTTTCATAATAGGTCGAGGTGGCGTTAATATAACTAGAGTTATAAAAGAATACAATATACCTTATCTAAATGTTAAACCAATAGAAGACTAGTATAGGAATATTCCTATACTAGTCTAAGTTATTTTTTTTCTGTAGTTTATCTGACCTTTGTTAATATAGTCTCTGCTTTTATCTAATCTATGGTCTTGACTTTGATAATCACCTAACGCTTCATTTATTAAAAGCTGTTTCCAGAACTTAAAATCTTCTTTATCGGCTAAGTTGTATATTGGAACACCTAAACTATCTGCTAGCGAAATAGCTAATCCAGTACCTCCTGTATCTTTACTTCTAGTAGACGAACTCTTACATCCGTCTTTAGTATAACATATTACAAACTCTGAAATCTTATTAAGATCTTTACCTAACACTTGGTATGTATTTCTACCCATAAGTTTCTTAACTGGAGGTTTTAAGAATGGAAATGCTAAGTGATGTTGACTTGATAACTCTATAGCTTCAAAAGATACTTCGTGTAGTTTAGAAGTATTACTATTGAAACCTTTCCAAGGTAAATATATCTCTTTCCTATCATCGTTAGTAACACCATTCTCAAAAGCTAAGTCACTTCCATCAGCTCCTCCAGATCTTAAGATGTATCCTTTTCTTTCTAAGCATCTAGCTATATCACTCATCATAGTTTTAATCTTATCAGGTATATCTCTACTACCTATACCAGTATAGTGGAAAGTAGGTAGTGAATAAACATATACATTACTAGGTAAAATACTTAGGTATGGTAATATAGTAGATACTTTTAATCCGCCATGGTTTATAGCAGGAAATGGAATACCTATCTTTTTATTAGGTATCTGTTCCGCAAAGAAAGCTAATGACTTTAAAGTTCTAATCACTAAAGGTAACTCACTATCATCTTTAAAGTGTTTCTTAGTTTGCACGGCTATAAGCTTACTATCTTCATCTACCTTTATACCATACTCTGATAAGTGTTCTATATTCTTACCAAAGTACTGACTAGACTTAGTAAACTTATCTCTAATTACTTTAGCATTACCTGCACCCATAACTAAGCTTCCCATACTATTAATAAAGCTATTAGCTGTGAATCCTATATAGTCATACTTCTTTATCTCTTCAGTCTCGTAAAGGTCACCTATAATTATATTAGGTTTCCTACTAGAATAAGTTTCCTCTAGTTCTCTCTTTTTATCTTCTATAATCTTACCTAGATGATTACTACCCTTTCCATTACACATACCAAAGAAAGTATCACCCCATGAGTTTTCTTCTATAATAGGAACATCTACTTTTAATAACTGGTCTCTAAAATAAGGAATATTGAATTTTATATCTATAATCTTTCTCATTACTTTTAATCTAAATTCATTATTATATTCTTTTCTTAACTCCCAACTTTTAGATACTTTCTTACACTCATAAGGATTCATTTCACTTGCACTCCTTATTAACTCTTTATCAGTAGTTTTTTGAGCTTGATAATAACATTCACTATTATTCCACATAAGTCCATCTATCTCTATAGGATAAGGAAATAAAGACATATTGCTTAAGAAAGCATATTTACCTTTAAATAACATATTTAATCCTTTACTTCTAGTTTTAAGTCAAGTATTCTATATAGGTCTATTTCGCACTCTTCTATGTTCTTAGCAGATATACCGTCAATATATTTTAAATCAAATTTTTTAAACTTCTCTGTTTTAAGTATTCTATAAAGAAGAGAATTAACTATATAATTCTCAACTATTTTAATAGCATGCAGCATAGGATAAATAGTAAGTTCATTTTCGTTACTATCAGATAATTCCATTATATTATCTAACTTAACTATTCTATGGTAATACATATCAACTCTTTCTTAAAAACTCTAGTTAGTCTATTCAGTAACTGTTTAAATGCAACATCATAATCTGTACTTAATGAACTAGTCATTACATATTTATGTATTCTTATCTCTGTATGTAATCTAGTATACATTAAAGCATTATCAATACTGTAAGTTTTAGTTTGTTCAAACATATCAGTACAAATAGATTCAGCATAATCACCTAATCTATCATACTTCAATACTTGAAAGAATAAATTATTAAATAAAGGTACTTTATCATTTTCTATCATAGAGATTATTGGTTCTACTACATTAGCTATTTTATCTACTCTTGCTGTCTTTTCTGTAAGTTTCATTATTCACTCCTTATAAGTGTAAACTATTTATATTAAACTGTATAGTTAGTTGTCCCATAAACATATTGAATTGGGGTATACCTATAACCGTAGCTATTTGTGGTTTATCTAACAATTTGTTTATAGTATCCATATCCTTTATACTATACATACCCTTTAATGGATTATTGTTATCGTCTATCATCTCTATTAAAGCAAAGTTACCATATATCTTTATATCTTTAATAAATATTTTCATAGATAGATTTACTTTATCCCAATCCATTCCATATGGTCCCAGTTTATCTATTTCATATATTAAGTCTTCTGTAATCTCAGTATTCTTAATACTACCATCTATTTTTATAGGTTTTAATTTAACTTTACCTTTACCATATAATTTACTATAAGTTTTATCAAAAACTTCTTTAAAAGTTTCAAATTTATCTTTATGTAAACTACATCCACCAGCACCAGCATGTCCACCTGCTTTTATAAATACATCTGGATTAGTTTCTTTTATAGTATTAAAAATCTTAGATATATTTACATGTTTTAAAGTAGCTCTAGCACTTCCTGTCATGATAGGTTTACCATCTTTATCTTTACCCTCTATAAAGCATACAGATGGTTTATTATGCACTTCACCTAACTGACCTGCTATGATTCCATTTATAGCTACATTAGTCTTTATAGTAGTTATAAGAGTAGGTTTATTTTCTCTGGGTAATATCTGCTCTTTTACAGAAGCTATCATATCTTTTTGTAATCTTTTCCTAGACATATTCATCTTCTTAAGCTCTTCAGCATATTCTATTATATTATATCTATCATTACTTATAAGTAATTTATACCCTATTTCAGCTTTATTCATTCTACCAGATGAGTTTATAAGAGGAGCTAAAGTAAAGCCTATATCCATATAATCTACTAATGGTTTCATACCTATGGTATCTTTTATAATACTCCATTTATCAGGATGTTTACTTAAAGACATAACTTCAAATCCCATTCTACAAATAGCTCTATTAAGCGGTTCTGCTAAAGACATAACATCCGATATAGTAGTAATAGCTACATAAGGAACTATATCTTGCCATGCTTTTAAGCTATAATCCATCTTTAAAGCTTTAGCTGTAGATAACATAACTACAAAAGCAACAAAACACCCTGAAGTACTTTTAGGAAATAAAGAACCTTCTCTTTGATTGTTTACAAATACCGTAGGTGTAGATGGATAATTATCACCAGTTGGTATAGTATGGTGGTCTGTAAGGATTACCCTTATACCATTCTTTTCTAAAACACCTATATTTACCTTATCACTAGAACCATGGTCTGCTAATATCAAAATATCTATAGGGCTTTCATTATGTCTAGTCATAATTCTACCTAGCAATGTATCGTTTATACCATTGCCATCTCTTCTTCTATTTAACATAACAGAAAGCTTATTTGTTGGGTAATTGAAATGTTCTTTAAAACTTCTATACATGACTGCAGCTGAAGAGATGCCGTCTGCATCGTAATCGGTAACTAATGCTATATGACTTTTTTTCTTTATATGCTTAGCTATTAATTTACCTGCTTTATCTGAATCTAACAATAATGTTGTATCTATATAAGGTTCTTTAAATACATATTCTTCTATTACTTTATTAGTAACCTTTCTTCCGTTTAACCTATTCTTTAGAATATTATTTTGCAACTCCGTAAGTTGTTTATCTTTATTCATTGGTTACTCCTATTCTTTTATATTTCAATTAAGTCGAGTACATATATTTTTAATATAAGAAATGCTCGTATTTTATGATAATATTTTAATGTTTAAACGAGGTAAAAGATGAAAATCTTACAATTAACTAAAGAGGGAGTAGAAACTGTATTTACTAAAATAGTAACTAATAAAAAGAATTCTAAAAAATACCATAATTTAAAACATGGTAGTAAGCGTAATAGAGGATGGGTATGGTCAGCTAGTATGGATAATAGATTCTTTAAACTACATACGGGAATACCGATACCTTTAACCTCTAATGATTACTTACTAAAAGAGATAAAGAAAGATGGAGTGATTCTAAAAGATGCTAATGATAATGTTTTATACTCTATATCTAAGACTAAGTTTCCTGATGATGATATAATGGTTTTATGGAAATGTAACTATGATAACTTTATAAACATTACTTATAAATTAAGTGAAAATATAAAGCTCTTAGGAGTTAGTAGGAATATATCTGACCTAACTGAGGTATTAGAGATGCCTATATTCTTAGTTAAAGATAAATGTCGTATGTTATGGTATGGTGTATGTCTTGAGAGTCGTAAGAAATACGAACAACTTATAGAATTTGATGGAAAGACATTTAATATAGGAAACTTAAAGGAGATACCATATGAGTAATAATATGTTTACAACAGACAAAGATAAAAAGAAGAAAGAAACTAATGCTAAGAAAATAGCTAGACAATTGCTTAAAGATAAGAAGAAGGATAAAAGATGAAGCCTTTACTAAAAGATATGTTAGACGAACAATTTAAGAAAGTAAAGATTGATAAGAAGCTACATAATAAACTTTTATCTTTTAGATTAAAATGGATGCAACAATCTTCTGATTATATAAGCTTTTTAGGTTCTAATTTATTTGGAGTAGAAAGAATAGCATTTACACCTAATGATGTACAAATGGTATTAGAAGATATCTTAGGTTTAGATATTAAGAAGCTTAAAAAAGCTATAGATAGTAGCGAACATATCAATCCTAGCTGGAAAGTATCTAGTGATCCTTATTGGTTGGGTTTAGTTTACTTAATGAATAGATTTATGTTAGAACCTGGAATAGATAAGTTTAGAGAAGAAGCTCTTAAAAACCTTTATTTCTTATTTACTTACAAAACCATAGGTAGATTGATAACTAACTGGTTAGAGTACCCTGTAGACCCAGGAACAGCTAAAGAAGTTCATCGTAGGTTATCTGGTAGATTTATTATAAAGCAAGTGGCTAGCTGGCAAGAACTTTTTGAATATAAAAGTAACGATATTTTACCTACAGGTTCTCATTTTGATAAAATAAAGAAGAAAGAGATAAAGGGTGGAATACATTATGAAAGAATTAAAGAATTTGACACTTTAACAATCATAAATACTACTAATGATTTACAAGGTAGAATAAGAGAAATAGTAAAGAATATTTATGAAGTTTTAGTCCAAGTAGATGAAGAGAAAGCTAAAGTATCAACTACTACTCTTAATCAAGAGTTTGAAGGTGAGAGTTCTAATAAAGACATTATAGAAAGACCTGATAAATATATTACATTTATGAATAGTGTTATAGATAAACCAAATGATTTAATAAAACATGACTTACTAGGTATAATAGCTGATATATTACCTAATCTTAATAAGACTATGTTATTTGATACATTAACTTATATAAGTAAAAGTAAACTAAAAAGTCATGAGCTTACAGAACCTATAATGACTCTTTCTTTACAATACTTACAAGCTAACAATATCAATAGTAATTATTCTTCTGATATTGTTAATATTATAGGTATGTTAAAAAGATATTGGTCTAGCAGTAAAGTAAGTTCTAAAGAAGTAAAAGATTTAAAAAAGAATACTAATGATTTAGTAGTGAAAGCTACTAATAAAAGAACTGGTTGGCTTATAGCTACAGTTACTATAGGTGTTTTAGTTTATATCTTCTTAAGAGCTATAGCTAAAGATAGTTACAAATAAATATACACTATAGGGAATTCCCTATAGTGTATATAATGTTATTAAGCTTCTAATATTGTTATAGTTGCTTCTGATGTCATCAATGATAATGTTTCATAAGTAACAGGATCATAACCAGTATAGTTTGTTACTACTATTTGAGAATCGTTTAATACAACTATTCTTCTCCAATCAGTAATAGGATTTTCAGGTAAGTTATTTATATTTACTGTATCATTAGGTACTAATATATCTAAATAATCAAATGTAATTAATTCACCATCTATTACTACTTTTAAAAGACCTGTATCTTCAGGGCTAGTTCCTTCTATTTTAATAGTTCTATAAAGTAAGATGTTATCTATAGTAATTACTTCATTAAGACCTATAACTAAATCTTCTACCGCAGTAAGTTCACTCTCTATGATTAAAGCATCTGGCGTAGTGTCTGAAATGTATCTATAAGATACTTGAGGATCTTGTATTCTTGAAGATACTCTAATAATATCACCATCTGGAATAACTACAGTCCCATTGTATCTCATCTCATCACTCATATCGTTAGCTAAAACTTCTACAGAATAATCTAGTAAGTCTATAACAATAGTATCTTGGTTACCTATACTAGGTCCATCTTCACTATTATTAAATAGCATAACTTTACCATCTTTTCTCAATACAGGTAATAAAGCATAAATATCTTCGCTAACAGTTAAAGGTAATTCACCAACTAAGCTTATCTCTTTCGTAATAAGATTTAAAGTATAGATATCTCTATTCTCTAACTTAAGTGTATCATTTAGACTTCCACCTAGTAACAGTACATTATCTTTATCTATTCTACACATACTTATATTAGTTTTAAAATCTAACTTTCCAGCTAAACTTATACTATTAGTAAATTCACCTGTTTCTACATTAAAGCTTCTTATCTCTAAGTTAGCTCCATTACTTAAACTTCTAGGAATATAATAAGCTTGATTAGTAGATTCATGTATTACTAAACTATTAGTTAAAGCTGTACTATCTAACTCATCTGCTTTATCAAAAGTATATACTTTTTTGATATTACCATTTATAGTATTAAACTCGTATAGTTCAAATCTACTCTTAGCTAGACCACCTACTCCATCTTCTCCAATAGCATAATTTAGTAACACTCTTCCTGTGGAAGTATGTATAATGTTTACATCAGCTATATTGAAAACATTTTCTAATACTATATTATCGTAAGGTAAGTATCTAAATTTACCATCTTTATACTCTTTAGGTGTAAGTATTACATTATCATTAACTGGATCATTACTAGGTATAAATGCTAAGTTATTGATATTTAGATTAGCTGTGAAAACAGTAAGTCCATTTAACAATAGTCCTTGTTCAAAAGTATACTTATTTAAGTAAGTAGTATCTTCATCTATAGGATAAACTACATTCTCAAAAACGGTACTTTTATTTACTGTTATCCAAGGAGTATACTTATCATCAGTAATTCTTATTCTAGACTTAACTGTATATTCAGTCCCTACATTTAAGTTACCTGTATAAATAGATGGCGTAAGAGTATCTTGGTCTAACTTACTAACTATAGTAGTACCTAAAGCATCTTCTATTTTTAAATCTACACTTACAAAACTACTAGTCTTTAAGCTTAAATTAAAATAGATATGTCTATCAGGCATCAAGTTATTTTTTTGCACTATATTGTAAAGTGAAGTTGATGTATCCGTTATAGATATACTCATAGTACCTGCTTTACTAGTCGCACCTGTATCTGTATGGTAATAGTTTGTAAGTACATACATTTTATTTACTTCTATTAAGTTAGAAGGGATATCTATAGATGTCTTATTAAACTTATCTCTTTTTGATTCTAAAATGATTTTACCATTAGTATCTTTTAAATACCAACTAGTACTATCATGCTGACCAGCACCTGCTATCAGTTTAAAATCTTTTGACATAATATGGATAAATGGTTCTGATTTATTAACTGTAGCATTCTCTATAAAAAGTATAGGAGTTTCTACTACAGTACCTGTTATAATAAAACCTTTCTGATCTTTAGCAATAGGTGTAATGCTAGACCAAGTAGTCTCATTACCATTACTAAAATGCATCTTCATTCTACAATAATACTCAGTAGTATCATTATCAGGTGCTACAAATTCATATCTTAACTTATTTATAGTATCTTCCACTTCGTCTACTACTAAATTATTTATATCATCCAGATTTATATCTGTACCTATTTGCCAGCTAGTAGATACTAACTCTATACCTGAACCCTCAGGAAACACTGGTGGTCTTATACTTATCTTCAATTTCATTATCTTCTCCTATTCTTTTATATCTATTGTATCTGTAAGTATTTCTATACTTCCATCTATTAATACAACTGTTATCTTACTATTGTCTTGTTTACATACTGGAAGTTCAAACCAATCACTTACACTATCATAAATGTGTACCTTTACCCTAAAGTAAAGTTCATCCAAATCAGAATAATAACCTTCCTCTGGAGGTATCTTAGGTAATGGAGTAGACCAACTTGTAAGGTTTACTTCATCCTCTAAACTCTCATCTATTACCTCTTCAAATTCTGAATCCTTAGCGGCTTGCCAACTACTTGCAGTATGGTAACCACCAGTATCCATATCTAAAAAAGATATTAGTGATATTTTAGCCATTATAATGTTCCTCCTTGTATACATATCAATTAAAGTGAGCTATGTTAACTTTTAACGGGTACTGTTTATTTGATTAAATTAAACTCAAGGAGTAACGATATGAAAATAGATGTAGCTGATAGTACGGTAGGTAAGTTAACTAATACTTCTGTAATAAGAAAGAAACTTATGGATTTTATTATACTAAATGATGTAAAGAATCTTAAGTATGAATGGAGAAGTTTAGGAACTAAACAATTAGTTTTTATAACTGGTAAAAATGATAAAGAACAAGCTTTACCTATTTTAGAAGACCCTATGGTATTAGATTATCATATAGTAGTAGATGTAAGAGCTTATGTAAGACCTAAAGATGACTTTTCTTCATTATCTGAAATAGTAAGTAATGAAACTAGTCTTAACTTTATAGTACATAGAGCTATGATAATGGCTGACTTATATGATTTAAGTAAATCAGGTGGTCTAGGTATAAATACTTTAGTTCCTTTTGCAGCAACTGCATATGCTTCTTGGTTAAAAACTGTATTTGTAGTAAACTTAAGATTAGACATCGTAGAAGAATCTCTATTAGAAGTAGCTTTATTATATTTCTTCTTTAGTATGGTAGAAGAGGCTGAAGTTATAGATAATAAACTTTTAGGAGTAATAGCTACTAGAATACATAAATCTCAAGCTAGAACTACTACAATGTCTATAGATAGAATAATGGAATATATATCTGATAAAGGTAAAGTAGAAAGTATTGAAGATTTAATAAAGTTAATAAAAGATATAGTGAGTAGTCCTAAGATAACTCATTTAGATTTAAATCTTTTAAGTAATATGTTAATAAATACTTGGTATGGTCCAAATGCAGATAGAAATGTTATGCTAGCTGTTGAACATTTACCTACTTGGTTAAGTATGTATTATAACACAACTACTATGACTGGTTATAAAAAGACTAAGTTAGCTACTATGTTAAGTAGAGATAAGAAACATTTAAATACTAGTGACTTTACTAAAAAATATGAACTTTATATAAATGGCAGACATATCTAGTTATGAAATACTTTAAATTTATATTTATTATATTCTTTACTATTATTGTATTTACTCTAGAACCTTTTATGTTTATATTAGCTTATAGATTTAGGTATAAAGCTAGAGATGTAGTACATGGATATAATTATCAAAATAAAATATGGATTTATGGTTATTATAACTTAGGTGGGTATAAAAACCTACCTAAGGTATCCTATAGTGTTTATTTATTTTATAAGTATGTTATATGGATATGGTTAAATGATTTCACTTATGACGACACATATAATTTATCATATTTCTTATCTAAAAAAGGTAATAAGAAGATAAGTATAAGTGAAGATAGTCCAAACAATCTTATACTTAATAAAAATAACAAAGCTAATAGTAACTTTATTAGAGCTTTTACTTATATGTTGCAAAATCATACTAATAATTTTATTCTTCAATTCCACTATACTCTGTGTAAAGAAGATGTATTTACCTTTAAAGATGTAGGTTATGAAAATATAAAAGAGAATTATAATAGCAGAGAGATATACAGACTCAAGTTTTTTTAACAATATATTAATTATGTAGAGCAACAAACTCTATAAACATCTTTATAGTAGTATAAAGGTAAGCGATGGTAAAACATCTTATAATAATAACAATGAGGAGAAAATATGGACAGTTTACAATATAAATGTACTGTATGTGGTGAAATGGAAGATGCTAAAGATACTGATGTTATCTCAGAAAGAGGTAAGAGATGTATGGTATGTTTCTTATTAGATAGTCAACCTGGTGACGAGATAGAATACAAAAGAGGTAAATCTCCTAAAAAGGATTCGACACCTAAGACTAAAACATTTAATAATAAATGTAACAAAGAGAAAAGAAAGAAGTACCCTAAAAGAGTACAGAAAGCTTCTTTAGAGCAAGAAAACAGAAACTATGTAATAGTAGGTGAAGTGGAACATCAACATAAAAAGAAATCTACTATAAGATTAGAAGATTTTGAAGTAGATGAGACTGAAGCAAATGAATTCACAAACAGTATGTTAGGAGATGTATGATGAAAGTTTTTAGAATTTTTGAGGATATTTTTAGTAATCCTTACTTAGGTAAATTAAATGTAGATTTAAACAATCTAAAGAAAGTAATTATATCTAATATTTTCCTACTTGGAATTATTATATTCGCTCCTTTATATATGGAGTGGTATGTTATTATATTTATGGTAGTGCTAAACATTTTAGTTACTATTTATGGATTTAATAGATTAAAGTTTGATATAGCTTCATATGGTTATAGATATGCTTTAAAGGTACAAAGAGTTTTGATGGCAATAAACATACTATATTTTATAATAGTGGGTTTATATTTAACATATTTTAAATTTTAGAAAGAGAGAAATAAAAAATGAATAACAATAGAAGTAAATTAGTAATACATGGTGCAGGTGGATGTGGTATATCTTTAGGTGGTAGTATCTATGCAGACCTTAACAAATTAGAAGATGGTTTTTGTAATACAACTATAAACTTTTTAGATACAAGTGCAAATAGTGTACATGAAGGTAATAAAGATGTCTCTCTATTTAGAATAAACAATACTGATGCTGGCGGTAATGTTATTAAAGGTGGAGGTGGTGAAAGACAAACTAATGCTAGTCATATCCCATCTGAAGTAAATAGATATCTTAATGAAAATAAGTTTACTAAATATAATGGTGATGAATTTCATCTAGTAGTATTCTCTGCTGGTGGTGGTTCTGGTTCTGTTATAGGACCTGTATTAGTTAAACAATTATTATCTACAGGTATCCCTGTTATCGCTATGATAGCGGGTAGTAATGATTCGGCTATTATAGCTAAACATACTAAAAATACTTTAGCTGGTTTAGATAGTGTTGCTAGAAAGTTAAATAAACCTTTAAGCATAATGTATTCTAATAACAGTGCTTTTAATACAGGTTCACCTACATTAGATGCTGTTGAAGCTAATAAAGCTTTTAGAAAAAATATAAAGTTATTATCTACTATGTTATCTGGTACTCATAATGAACTAGATTATAAAGATATGGTAAACTTTGTAGATCAATCTCATTATGGTACTGTAAATGTAATACCTGGTCTATATGGTATCTCTATGTTTGATAAAGAAGTTAGGTTACCTGATAGTGCTGTACATAGCGGTATTAGAAGCTTAACACTTAAAGAGATACCTGTGACTAGTGTATTATCTACACTACATTCTAAAATAGGTTATGTTGCTTTTGAAGAAACAGCTAATGAATTTAAAGATATCAATTGGCCAATTCATGCAGTTACACATACTAATTGGTATGGTTCAGAAGTAGCTCATTTAGATAAAGAAATAGCTAAAGCTGAAGAAGCTATGAGAGCTATGCAAAATAGTGTCATTACAGGGTCTTCTGAAGCCTCTGATGATGGTTTAGTACTTTAGATATACTAAGTGTAGGGTATGGGTATTCCATACCCTACATACCTCTCTTTTTTAAACGAGAGATATATAATTGATAGACGGGAGTCGTCTATGATTAAATTAAACTAAAGGTATTAAACAATGGAATTAATAAAAGAAAAAGTATACTCACTTACGCACTTAGAAACTAACTTAATTTGTTTAGAAGATATTATTGCTAAATATATAAACTATCCAGAAGGAGCTGTTTATCATTATGGTGCTAGATTACCAGTAGAATCTAGAGGTGAATTAGGTAGAAAAGCTAGGACTAGCTCTATACCATTCCATCCTATAGTAGGTGCGGAATTGTTTAAACAAATAGCTGAAAATGAATTGATACAATGTAATACTAATAAATTATTATTAGAGAAAAATCCTCTAATGAGAGAAGGAACTACAGGTAATAAGTTATTTGATTCTAGAGACATAGAATTGGAAGAGATAGTAGAAGGTTTAGTACCTGGTATAAATTCTAAAGACCTAAACTCTGTATTAGGTTTATGTAGTACTATGATGAGAAATGTTATAGGTATGTTAGGTGACTTACAAGATGACAGAGTAAGATACTTAGATGTAACTTCACCGACTGTTTATCTTATAGAGTGTGAGTCTATAACTAGCTATAGGTATCGTGAGTTGTTAGAAGACATAAATGAGATAAACTCAGATATAGAAGAAACAGGTAGTTATGTTATAAATCAAAAAGATGTAAATATTGATTTGATAGTTAACAGACATATTGAATCTATAGAAGTGGTAGAAAATATTACAGCTACTAAAGGATTTGAAGTTTCTTCAAATAGGAGATTATTTAAAAAATATAAATAAAGGTAAATGATGGAGTGTTTTATAAATAAAGAGATAACCAAACACATTAATGTAGGAGACTACAAAATAACTACATATGTCATACCTGAAAAAGTATTACTAGACTTTATAGTTATATGTGAATCTGATATTAGTAATTTAGCTAATAAGCTTAATATAACTGATGATGACCACATACTATCTTTTGTGATGAATTTAATAGAAGTATGTATGAAGTTTCCTAATAAGAATGATTTAGATTGTTTTAATTATACTATAGATGATTTTAATAATAAATACCATTATGGTCTAAGTGAACATGATATGGTAAACATATCTGGTATAAGACACTTCATAACTAGATTTATAAAACCTAAAGGTCCTATAAGTATAATGGAATTGAATGGTAATTTCTCTTTTTATATAGTAAATGAAGTACAGTCTAAAACTATAACTGATAGTAATGGTTCTACTAAAATAAGCTTAGTATTTATACTTACTATTTTTGAACTAATAGAAGGAGGTATATATGTCGATAATAAATGAATCCATAATAATTAAACTTAAGAATAATAAAATAGAGTTACTTACCGAAGAACTAAAGTTAGCTAACTCGGGGTTATTTAATATCTATTCTTCTGATATTAAAATACATAAAATAGATTTAAGCGATTTTGTAGAAGTATTGTCCGAGTATGTATTCAACTTTGTAGATAAAAACTATAGACTCACAGTTATAAAAGTTTTTATAGAAGTATTAGTCTTATCTGTTATTTTTAGTAAAGAAACTGAATTGGAATGGTGTTGGGATTATGTAAAAGATGATATAGCTGGTAACTGTGGTCATGAATTAGACTTAACTGGTATAGGTGACTTAGGTATATCTGTACACGATAGTATAACTAGTAGTAGTAAGTTAGAAAGATTAGCTTCTGATCTTATTTTTAAAATAAAGGAATTCACTACACACGATTTATTTTCTTTAGCGGGTATAGAGTTTGTAAATGGAACTACTATGGGGTACTTTGTAACTACAGACAATATGTATGCTGCATTGTGTTATAGGTAATGTGAAAGGATAATGAATGGCTTTATGTAAAACATTGACAGATTGGAATGAATTTATGTTAAGTGAAAATTGTTATAATGAAATAGATACTAGAAAATTTGATTTTACAGACATCTATATCTGTATAAAAGACTGTTTAGTATCTTTAGGTGTTCCAGCTCCTACTACTATAGTTATGAAGATTATGTTAGAAGTAATAGCCATGCAGTGTATATTGGATGTAATTGAGCTATTTGAATTGGATAAGAATAGTATGTTCATATCTTCTATAGAAGAAGAGATACATTATAATGGTATAATGCATGTAGGTAGTTTAGAATACTTGATACAACACTTAATAACTACTCATAGACCAGTTTTAAACTTAGTTATAGAGAAATTTAACGATATAAGTAAAGACTTTAATAGACATGTATTGATATCAGGTTATGATATAAGTCACGATCGGTTTTCAGTATTTGTTAATACTTATAATCAGTTTACAGAAGGAGAGTGAATATGAAAAATAAAGAGGTGGTAATTATACCTAAACCCGAAAGTCTTACTTTACTTACACAAGTAGTGGTTTTAGAGGATGAAACTGTACTTATAGAAAAGTTATTACAGGATGGAATAGACCATATAAATAATATCAATAATGAACCTAGAGTACATGGTTCTTTAGAGTATATAAATGGTCTTTATCAAGGTCAAATTGACCCAACTGGTTTAGCTACTATAAATAAACTAATTGACAGTACAGTAACTGAACTTATAGATACTATGGGTAGATATAATTTACTTAAAAAGATTCTATTTGTAATTAAATATGATAAAAGAAAAATTGATTTAGAAACATACGATAGCTTTTGATAACCCTATGGTTATCAAGGCTTTCTTTTTTCTTTCTGTTAAAATGAATAATAAATAAGGATATGACATGTTCAATATAAACCAAACATATAAGTTTGAAACATTAGCTCCTAGTATACTAGGCATAAGTGTATCACAAGCTAAAGTTATTTCTACTTCTAATTACGCTGGAGCTATAGCTAAAGATAGTAATATAGCTAACTTACACCAAACTCTAACTACAGTAATAGATAGTTTACCTAAGCCAGAGGATTGTGTATTTACTGAGTTCGAATTACAGGATGGAACTAAAGTAGTATTAGCTCACGAGTATATAAATATAAGTACGATAGAGTTGAGTAATACATCGCAAGATATAATAGTTATTAAAGTACAGAATACTTCTGACTTAGATGCTTCTATTATTTCAGCAAGATTAAAAGAATTAGGTTATAAAAACTTTTCTTTAGAAAGAATTTCGAGTTAAATTACACATGATGCATATAGTCTGATAGGACTATATGTATTAAAATAGTTTCTTTTTTTAAACAATGGAGTTAACATGTCAGAATTAATAAAACCTAATAAATATGTCTTTAAAAGAGACTTAAACGAATATGAAACTAATCTAAATCCTACTGACCAATATGTAAAACAAGCTGGTTTATTTTTAACTAGATTACATGGAGGTGATGTAAAAGATAATAAGAAAATAGTAAAAGACTTACTTAAAGGTTATGCTATAACTAACCCTATAGTAAAACATAATAGAAAAGATGAGAACGGAGATATGCATGTAAAGGAAGTAAAGCTTACAGAGTATATAAACGATGCCTTAGAAGATAATAGAGTAATAGCTCCATCATTTACTACATATACTCATCCTAGTAAAAAATTAAGTTTACATAGTGAATTTCTAGATGTTAATATTAAGGCTAGGAGTAAAGAAAAGAAGCTTGCTTTTAAATATAAACAAGCAGGTGATAAAGATAAACACAATTATCATAATGTACTACAAAAGGTACTTAAAGTTTTTAATAACTCTTTATCTGGGGCTTACGCTAGTAGTGGTACAGTATTGAATAATAATAGTGCTCATTATACACTTACTAGTATGACTAGATGTGTGGCTAGTATAGGTAATTCTGTATCAGAATCTATGGTAGCTGGTAACAAACACTTTAAAGACCCTATGTTAGCTATAAACTACATAACTTCTATTATAACTAATTTAAATATGAGTCATGTAGCTAAAGTAGTGGATAAGTTTAAACTTAAAAAACCTAGTAGTCAAGAAGTATTAGATATGATACTTTTTAGTAGTAGAAACTACTGGAAAGATGATGAAAGGGAAGCTCTCATACTCGAACTTATAGAATCATTAAGTGATTATGAAAGATGTGCTGTTATGTATGTTAACGATCTTTACCATATGAGAAAACATAACGATAAGTTCATGAGAGATTTATTAGGAAGAATGTCTGAAAGAAAGACAGGAGATTCTATAAAAGTATCAGATATAACTGATACAGCTGAGGGTGTATCTAACTTAGCACATTTTATCTGTAGAGATGATATTATAGGTATAGATATAAACTATGGTGAACTAGAAACTTTTACTAGATTAGAAGATGAATTTATGAAATCTGACGAGTATAAAGATAATAGTGTAAACTTTAAAACTTGGTTAGAAAATAAAGGTAATAAAATAGATGAAAAGTCTTTTGATAAACTTTATAAAGATGGTAGGACCCCTAGAAAGATATTAAGTGCTTTAGCATCTACAGCTTTAAATGTAACTAAAACACTAAACGAATTTGCTGGTTTATTTAGAGTATTCTTTGTTAGTAATGTATCTCCTGTAGGTATTGCTCATATTAGGGAAATGCTTAGAGACGCTATTGTGTTATCAGATACTGATAGTACTTGTGCATCATACGATGAATGGGTAGAATGGTACTTTGGTAAGCAAGACTTTAGTGCGTTAGCTACAGCTCTAGTAGGTGCTGTTATGACTATAAATGTTGAAGTAATTGACCATAACTTAAGATTACTAAGTAAGAATATGAATGTCCCTAAAGATTTAGTAGATTTACTTAAGATGAAAAATGAGTTCTATTGGCCTGTATTTATTAATACTAATGCTTCTAAACATTACTTTGCGGGTACTTTAATTTGTGAGGGTAGAGTCTATAATGAAATGGAACTAGAAAGAAAAGGTGTTCACCTTATTGCTTCTCAAACTACAGCAGAGATTAGAAATGCCGCTGAAGACCTAATGAATGAACTTATGAAGAGAATAGAAAATAATGAGAAGTTAGAGATTACTAAGTATATTAAGCAAGTAGCTGACTTAGAACGATACTTAATTGGTGAAATAAATAAAGGTAATGTAGAAATTCTTAAAACTGGTAAGATTAAAGACCCTAAGAGTTATAAGATAGAAGATAAAACTAAAACTCCTTATTTACATCATCTACTTTGGAAAGAAGTATTTTCTGATAAGTATGGGTATCCTGGAGACCCAACTTATATGGTAGTTGAAGTATCTAGTAAGTTAACTACTAAAGCTAGAATGACTAAGTTCTTAGATGGCATAGAGGATAGAAATATAGCTGATAAATTCATGAAGTTTTTAAATAAGTATGGTAAGGAATCGTTAGGTACATTTAGATGTCCATTAACTATTGTTGGTGCTGAAGGAGTAGGTTTACCTGAAGAACTAAAACCTGCTATATATACTGATAAGATTGTTATGAATAATTTAAAGATATTTTATATCATTTTAGAGTCTCTAGGTTTCTATGTTAAACCAGATAAGCTTTTAATTAATATGGGTTATTAATACCCTATTAATTGATATACATAAGACTTGTTGCACCTTATGTATTCACATTTATATTGAGCTTGGTTAATCTCCTTAATCGAACTCCTCCTTTTTAAAAAATCCTCTTAACATGCTAAGGGGTGATATAATACTTTATTCATATACTACTACACTGCGGGCAGTGTAGTAGTATATTTCTTTTATCTAGTAAACTGTCGGAAACCTAGCTTTTATAAATCTATTATATCTAGGCGTGTCATTCATGAAAGCTATCTTAGTCCATTTGGTTTTAAGATATTCTTTATAAGCTTCTTCTGAATCACTATAAGTATCTATAACTTCTTTTATTATAGTTAGTTCATTACCATTAAACACATAACCTTTATTAAGCTTTACTAAAGCGTTATTATAAATGTAAGATTTAACTGCTAAAACACATAGTTCTGAAAAGGGTATATAACTTTTAGGACTTATATTAGTTAAGTTTTCTGAATTAGATAAGATACATCTAAGTGTACCTGTGTGTATGTTTAAAATACTACCTCTAGCTAATATAACATTCTCTCCCACTACTTCTAATTCGGTTTCTGTTTGTAAACCTATAGGAGATACACTATTCATCATATTCGTCATCATATTTCCACTATTATTTAAAGAACCATACCCCATAGTAGAAGATAAGCTTAAAGCTGATATTACTGTTTTATTATCGGTAACTGATTTAGGTACAGTGATTATATACTCACCATCCATGATAACTTCTACCTTACAATGTGTAAGAGGTATATTAACCATACTACCACCTACTAAGTTAGCATCTACTAATACCCTTGGTCTTATTACTCTACGCATAATTAACTCATCTACAGTAATTACATTATTAAGTGTTATATGTGGAGGAGAGTCGTTTGTAAATATTATATTTAATATCTCATTAGGAATATTAAAATATACTTCACTTATTGCTTTTGTTATTGCATTCATTTTTATTACCTTTTTCCTAGTAAATTGTCTAGGTATATCATATCGTTATTTATTTCAGAAGTTAAAATATTATTAGTTAAGTTATTTCTTCTTAACTCTTTTAACCAACTAGGAATAGAATTTAATAGATCTTTATTCCTTTTCATTCCATTCCTATCACCTATATCTATTATACTTTTAATAATACTTATTCTACTTATAAGAGTAACCCATTTAGACTGAGCTGTATAGAACTTAACATCTAATCTTAAAACTTCATACATATCATTCTCACTTACAGCAGGTATGTTTTTTAATAACTCTATATAAGATATATTCTTATCTGTAACTTCTTTTATTATATCTTTAAAAATAGTATCTACTTTATCATTAACATCTATAAGTAGAAATGGATGATTATCATCTAACTCTGAAGTAGTGACATCATTATAGATATTATTAAATCTATTAAATAAAGAGATATCTAGAATACTCTTTACTATATTAGGAGATACTATCTGTGCTACGAATCTAGCTGGATTTATATCTCTATCAAATTGTACTCTTTCCTTATGCCATTGTTTGTATTGTAACATTAAACCCACTACATCTATTTCATAAGTAAATATACTACCCGTATCTTCATATTCTGTATAGCAAGGTAATGATAAGTCTAAGTTGTCTAATGTATGGAAAGTAGATTTTATAGAGGAGTATGTCTTCCAGTTATTCTTAATATCGAATATATCAATATCTGTATCTTTATATACTAAGACCTCTTTAGTATGTTTTCCATAGAACAAATTGTTAAATATAACACCTGACCCTATATCAGAAACTATACCTAAATTAGAAGATACTCTTAAAGCTGCAGCATTTACATTTTTAAAATACTCTATATCTGATAAAGATAAATCTATATTTATATTCTTTATAAGCTTTACTAACAAATGATTGTTAGGTACTGTTCTTTCTTTCATAGAGTAATACTCTACCACCATATCTAAATTATCTTTTAATCGTTCCTTACAATATTTAAACTTGTTATTATGTCTTATAGAGTAAGAAGTTGTTTTATCATTCTTTATAAAAAGGTTAAGCATCTATTTCTCCTATAGTATCTTTTTTATCAATTAAACAACCTTAGCGGTATATAAATAAAAAAATATTTTTTATATTACTATGTATATATATGAGATTGTATCTGAAGTGTGTTTTTACATACTTAGCCCAGAGCTTAGTACGACAGAATATGATAATCTAGTTATTTAAAGACATATATTTAAATAATAGTTACAGATACAACTATACATAACAAACTTATGTATACTGCAACGATCGTGATTTCACCGGTGAAACCACAAACAAATTAATTAGTTAAAACTAAGGAGAATATTATGGCTGTAAAAAATACTGCTGAAAACAACAACAACAACAACAATGGTGGACCTGCTCAAAACTCAGGTGCTGGACAACAAGAACATGGTAACAACTTTGAAGCGCAACAACAAACTGTTAAACCATCTACATTAGGTGGTGGATTTGGTTCTCCTATTGGAGCTGGAATTATTACTGCAAATAATGGAAGTGCTGATACTACAAGACTTGCTGCTGATATGTTAAAATTCTATACAGAGAAAATGCCTTCTGAGTATATTCCAAAAATTAACATCTTAACAAAAGAACCTTTTAGATTAGCTTATGATACTATCGTTGTATCAAACATTCATGCTGGTGTAGTTTACTACCACCTTATCATTATGGAAGCTACTGGTATTAAGTGTATGACTGCAAAAGATATTTCTGCTACATTAAGTAGTATGTTACCACAACAAATGCAAAACATTCACCAATATATTTCAACACCTGATATGGCTATTGACAATGACTTACATGAAATTGTAACTGCTGTTCTTAAAGAAGAGTATAAAACTGCAACTGGTTTCTATCCAACAGATGGTTTAGTTATAAACACACATGTAGAAACTGATAGAGTATTTGGAAACATTGCTGCAACTGCGTCTAATGCAAATATTTCTGCAATCAATACTGCTGCACAAGGTGATCTAAATCTTAAAGATGCAATTACTGGTAACCAAACATTAGAGTTTGAAACTTTAATTAATAGCGGAACTGCTGTTGATACATTAGGAAATCCTGTAAGAAATGATATCCTTATTAACCTTGTAAGTAAAGAAAGAACTCAAAACCATAAAAGTATGAATGGTGGTGATGCGAGAGTTATTGTTACTGCTGTTAATGCTTATGTTGATACTTTAGTATCTCAGAAAACATTACCTGCTACATTTGGTGCTGCTGGTGGTCTTATTACTAGATACCATCCACATATCATTATTAACAATGCGACAACTTCTGTTAAAACTGTAAACTATATGTTACTTAACATTATTGCTGGTACAATTGCTCTTAATGAATCTATTTGGTTAGCTCCTCTATTAAAAGATGATGTATCTACTTCAAATATTGGTGCTTTAAACATCCTTACAAATATTGAAAACAATGCAAAAGGTTTAGGAAGTGTACTTAACTTAAATGATAAAAAGCTTACAAAAGAGCAAGCATTTGGTATGATAAAAGATATGATTTCTGAAGCTGGTGTTTTAAGTTATGATGTTAAAGCATATGGTGAAAATGCTGCTGTTGAAAGTATTTTAGTTGCTGCATCTAGTTCTAGTAATGCTGCTGTTATTAAAGGTGCTAGAAAGAAATTAGTTCAAGCTTGTCATAGTTTAACAAATGGTGCATTCCCATTAGACTTTGATATCAACTCTATCTTTGCTACTGAAGGTGCTGATGTTCCTGCTGGTTACTACGATACAAGTAAAGGTCTTGAAGATATTGCAAATGTAGATATGGCTTTTGTTGCTACACAAACAGGTGATGTAAATGCTATTACAGATGCTGCTATTAGTAAATTACCTAAGTCAAAATCAGGTGCTGATAGTTTCTTAACAACAACAAACATTATCGCACAACATGTTCCAGGTGCTGTAATTACTGGTAAGAAAACAAGAGTTACATTTAACACTGCTTTCTTAAATACACTTATTGCTTCTGCTAAAACTGCTGGTCTAGTACCAACATATAATCCAGAAGTTATCTTAGCTAACAACAGTAACTTAGCTACAGTTGGAAATGTATATGCAAATGCATTTAACAATAACATCCAAGGATTCAATCCTCATATGGTTGCTGGTAGTAATGCATTCATTATGCCAAATACTATGGGTGGTTACACACACTACTAATATTTATATTAGTAATTACTTTTGATATATGGTTAGCAATTGCTAACCATATATCTATTATTTTTTAATTAGAAAGGAGTCATATATGGCTATCAATCAATGTTTCATATCTTTAGATGGTCTTTATCAATCATCTACAGGTGACAAGATCATACTTAATGATTTATCTTATTTAGATATGAACGATATTAAATCTATCAATGAATCTTTACTTACAGTGTATGGTGGTGAAGTGATATCTACTATACCATCTTGCGATTGCCCTACTGGAGGTCTAGTAGGAAGATATCTACTAGGTACAGTATGTGATAAGTGTGGTGTGGAAGTATCAGAAGCTAGAGACAAATTAGACCCTGTTATATGGCTAAGAAGCTTAAGTTCTACTGGACTTTTTATATCTCCTCATTTCTGGCTTATGTTGAGAAAAGCTATATCTAAAAACTTAGATGTGTTAAGATGGTTATCAGATACTTCTTATAATCCTCCTGTCACACTACCTCCTTACTTAGATAACTTAAAGAATCTAATAGGTGGTAGGATGTATAGTAATATGTCTAATAACTTAGAAAAGATTATGTCTTTCCTTTTAGAACAACCATCTTTTAAAGTAGCTTCTAAAGCTACAAACTTAGAAGGTATATTAGAACTCTATAAAAGGAATAAGAAGCTTATACATAGTAACTATTTACCTATTGTAAATAAGAAGTTATTTGTTATGGAAGATACTTCTAGTGGTAAATATACTAACCTAGTGATAGGTGATGTAGTTGACTTAGTATTATCTTTCGTGAGAGTCTCTTCCCCGAATACTAGTCCAAGAAGAACTAGTAACGCTGTGGGTTCAGTTATTAGTAAACTTGCTAATATGTATAATGATTACTACTCTGACTTTATTACAGGTAAAGGTGGTAGTTTTAGAAAACATCTATATGGAAGTAGAAGTAACTTCTCTTTTAGAGCTTTAATTGTTCCTAAGACAGGAAGACATAGGTATAATGAAATAGATGTACCTTGGAGTATAGGAGTAACAGTATTCAGACCACATATCATGAATAAGTTACTTTATAAATACAAAATGAAATTCAGAGAAGCTTCGGCTTTGATGTTTGAATCTGTGCATAAGTACAGTGACCTTATAAACGACATTCTTAATGAACTATTAAGAGAAGCTCCAGATGGTAAGCTTTGGGTAATACTACAGCGTAATCCTTCTCTATTCTCTGGTTCAGCACAGAAAGTGTTTATAGGTAGTTTTAAAACAGACCCTAAGGATAAGTCTATGGCAATGAGCGTACTCATTGTTAAAGCACCTAACGGCGACTTCGATGGTGACATAGCTGGCTTAAAATAAATAAAAAACACACATAACCTATTATATGATATAAAATAAAAGGATAAAAAATGAAATCGTATAAAGTAGTAGGTAATGGTTATTACAGAATTACAGAAGAAAGAAAAGTTGTTAGAGCGGATGGTAGACCTTTAGATTTACCTGAAACAGAAAAAACAGTAAGTATATCTATATATGGTATGTTTAGAGAAGTTGAAAAAGAGTGGTTATTTTGGTTATCATTCTTTAAGTTAGAATTACCTATGTTGTATAGGATTAACGTATTTGATTATGAGTTTAAAGAGCATAGCGCACTTAAGCACATGAAAGTAGACCCTATGATAGTAAAGTTTAAAAGTCCTGTTTATTTAACCAATAATAGAGACTTTAGACTTATAGCTAGGTTTCCTAATTATGCTATAGATTTTATGGGTAATATTATAAATATGACTACTCGGATAGCGGCGTATATAAAAAAACCACTCAACAAAAATTACCTTAAGTCTAACATAGTAGATCAAGCGGAACTTTATAAATCAGCCACTTTTGCTACACATAGATTAGTAGCTCTTACTTGGGTAGATATAGATGATTATGTTAAGCATCCTATAGTAGACCATAAAGATGGTGATAAGACTAACTGTCATTATACTAACTTAGAATGGGTATCTTATAGCGGTAATAATAAAGCTGCTGTAAATACAGGTTTACGAAAAGATAATAAAATTACTCTATCTAGAAACATAGATACTGGTGAAGTAAAGGAACACGCTTCTCTTACTGATGCTAGTAAGTATATAGGTAGATCTACCATAGATTCTGCTAGAGGTAACTTAAGACCTAATAGAGTATGGACTGGTACTTCTGGTAGATATGAGCTTAAGCTTAAATCAGATAAAAGAGATTGGTACTTTTTAGGTGGCGAAGTACTTCCTAAGATTAATAAAAAAGTATTGATTACAATTACTGATGAAAATGATTCTAAGTGGTGTTATGACGACTCTAGTGAGTTTAGAGATAAAGAGCTAGGGATAAAGGGAATAATGTCTATGGATGTAGCTATAGAGCGATTTAAAGCTAAGTATCCTAAAAGAACTATAGAGGTAGAAAGACTAGATGATAGATTCAATGGTGGAGTAGAAGCTAGACACCTGTCTAGTATGAAAGTACATCACGGTAGAACTATAGAAGAACTTTCTAGAATAATAAACATACCTAAAAGTACATTAACCAAATACATAAGTCTAAGCGATGGATATAAAATAGGTGATTACCAAGTTAGAGTAAGAGATGATAGAGATTGGGAAACTAAACCTAAAGATGTAAACTATATGCATAAAGCTAGACCATTGCAAGTTATAGATATCGTAACTGGTGAGATAAAGAAATTTCCTAGTTATAGAAAAGTAGCTGAACAACTTAAAATTGACAAGAAAACTGTAAAGAAAATATTAAAAGAACAAATCTTACTTCGTAGTAGATTTAAAATTATTATGCCTTAATGTCCGCTATGGTAGAAATGCTATAGTGAAATCTTTCTAATTGCGGGAAGAAGCTGTATAAAGTAACGAGTACTACTTACACATGGAAACATAGTGTAATACTTCACCCAGTAATGGATTGTGTGGAGCATAGTAAAAACCTTGTTACCTGGCTTTAATCGACGCAGCGAAGCACCTTCAAAGACGAGAGTCATCTTACGAGAGTAAGAGTGTGTGAGTTCAACGACTATCCCCTTACCAGGGAGTAGCGCCAAGTGGTGGAGTATAGTCTCCTTAAAGACGAAATGTTAGAGCCTAAACAAGTAATGTTGTAGGATTGATATAGTCTAGACGGTACGGAGTACCTTTCTTAGTAATAAACTAAGTCATTATCTGTAATGGATGAGCAGCATGTAGAGATGCGGGGTGGTGTAACGAGCCA